TTAATTTTAACTCTATTTTTTATAATATAATAAAAGTATCATACAATATTTATATAAATTTTATAATAAATACTTTTTATTATAAGATATATGGAGCCAAATGTTAAAACATTGACTATCGCGACTGAACCAAAACATACAAAAAAAATAAATTGTGAAAAGGAGAAAAAAATGCGTGTAGAAACAAAAACGTGGGGCTTAACCGAAGAAGAACTATTGCATCAAACGCAAATAAATATTATTAAAAATATTGCAACAAATATAGTGAATCAAGCGAATCAAGCGAATCAAGCGAATGCATCTAAAAATGAAACAGAGGCGTTATATATAAGTCATATAAAGACAAAAATCTCGGGATACAAACAGCAGGATATTTTAAAAAAAAAATTAAACGAATCTTTGTTAGTTTCATTCGAGGAGGTTATACAATTATTGGAACAATGTGATATGAAATGCCATTATTGTTCCCAAGAAGTATATATATTATATGAACGCGTAAGAGAAATGAAACAATGGTCGTTGGACAGAATAAACAACGATATAGGTCATAACAGCGGTAATCTTATTGTAGCGTGTTTAGAATGTAATCTAAAACGCAGGCGAACTAACAAAGATGCGTTTATGTTTACTAAAAATATGGTCATTACACGTGATGGTATTTAGGTACTAATATCAATCACTATTTTTTCATTTTCATCAGTATCATTTGGTTCGGCGTTATCTAAATTTTCTAAAGTTTCTTTTAACCACTCAACATAACTTTTCACATCATGTCCGCCAACATATTTTTCTATATTTTTTAACCCGTCAATAAAAACAGCTCTAGGTAATTCTTTACCAGTTGCGTCTATTCTGGGAAACATTCTTAATATATTTATGGCGGGATCCACCAATATTTTTGCTAAAACAATGTCGTCGCTGGGTACATACTTTTTGAACACCTGTAACAAATGCCACTCATTAGCGGGCTCAAATGACTCTTTGGAATTGGTGTAACATAACAAGAAAATCTTTTTACCAGAAGTAATTAATTTTATTAAATTTGTATAATTGGTTTTATCAAAGTCCAGTACTAACATATTATTAAATTTTATTTTATTTTTTAATTTTTGGCGCTGGTTTCTTTAAGTTGTTTTGCTAAAACATTTATTTGGATAGTTTAAAGACTCTTTAAGTTGTTTTGCAAAAAATTGATTTAGATTATATTATAATGGATGATGATATAATTGAATATACCATAATTAAATCTAAATCTAAAATGAACTATTTAGAACAACACAGACAAATGATGCGCTTACCGTTAAAAGATATAATAACTTATTTTATGTCTAAATTGTACTGCGATGCGTGCAATAGAATGATTATAAAACAAATATGGAGTAGACCAAGGCGGGATATGATTTGTTGCTCGCCCGAATGCGTTGATAGTTTATTGTGCTAAATATTTACGTATTTATTATTATTATTAAACCTAAAATTAATAATAATGAATGAATGGAAATGGAGTAAAGGTGAACCGTATAATAAAAGTAGTAGATATAATCCAAATGATCATAATCAAGTAAATGATCATAATCAAGTAAATGATTTATCAATGGATTACGATACAAAAAAAAACGCTATACAACAATCTTTAGAAGAAAATTCTTTTTTTAATCAAGACAGTGATATGTTATCTATAACAAATTCAATGTTTACTAATCACAGTGAGCAATTTGCTAACACTAGTAAACGTGAGGATATTGACACTAAAATTTCGGGTCGCGAGTTAGTTAGTCAACGAGGTGTAAACCCTTTTTTACAAACTAGCTATGTAAATGACATAGTTACTCGAGATATGTTTCTAAAGCCAATTAATACTACACAGGGGCGCACCAAAAACACTGATACAAATGCAAGTGCTGACCCATTTGCTTAATATAAACTATAATTCCTTAAATACTTTTAACACACATCGTATGAAGAAGGCGATTTACTAAATAACCCAAAAAGCTATTAAATAATACTAGCACCGCGTTTACAACAAACATAACATTTATTTTTTTCATATGCATCACCGCAAAATACACAATTGAAATTAAGCTAAATACAAATATAACTCCGAAAATAATAGAGAGTGCGTAAAAGTAAACACAATAGTCGCGCGACAAAGGACCAAAATAGGTATTCATAAAACTGTCCATAATAATATATAAAAATATTATAAAATTAATTTATTTTTTGAAATACTTTATGCCAATAAAACTACTTAAACAAATTTTTTAAAATTTAAATAATGAGCAATTCAAGTTATACTACTCAAAACGATTTGTTATTGAAAAACCTCTTGACATTTTATAAAACGGATGTTGATGGTGTTTATGATCCTCATAATAATTTGGACAAAATGTTGAAAATCATTACAGGTGATTCAAAAATATCCTTACGTATTGTGGACTGGTTTGCGACGAATTACGCCAAAAAATTTTACACGCTTTATACAATTGACCAAACCAACGAAAATGTGCAACGGCGGTTTAAAGTCTATGACGATTACAAGCTCAAACTGAAAGCATATAGCAAAAAACGTTTTGATCCGTTTTGCAGGTGGGACAGAATAAGCATTCCATATACCACAGGAAAATTCATCGAGACCACAATTGGCCAATTGAATTTTTTCAAATGGGCACTGGAAAATAAAGTGGTCGATTACATTGAGAGCAATTATGATGTCATTGAAAAGGATATGAATGCACGCAATAGCACGTCGAAACGAAAGGAGCAAATCGTCGACAATTCAAAGACGAGAAAGAAGCGCGAGGAGTTGTCGATATCTGCTACTAAGAGCATAAAGAAAGAGAAGGTGGAAATTGTCGTGCAATTTAATTGAACACCGAATTTACTTTTGATTTTAAAAGCGAAAACACGCGATTGATTTACGAAAGCGATAACAACATTTACCGAAAACAATATAAAGACAATTCCTTTATATTATTTATAAAAGATGAACCCGTTAAACATCGTTGAACTTATTGAAAACAACCCGATAACCAAGTTATCAAGCGATTATAATAACAAATTGTTGGCAAAAATTAAGAATTCTTTCACAGAATTTGAACAACAGCTGTATTTATCTAGTTTTTACTGCTACTTAAAATATCATCCCGTAAATGATTTTGTTATTGATTTGGATAACGTTTGGAAATGGGTTGGTTTTAGTCAAAAAATTAAAGCGAAACAAATGTTAGAAAAAAATTTTATAATTAATAAACATTATAAATGTTTGCATTATTTTGAGGTAAACCAAGATTTAACTCAAAATCCAAAACACGGTGGCCACAATAAAGAAATATTTATGTTAAATGTCGACACATTTAAAAAATTTTGCCTCAAAGCCGGCACCAAAAAAGCCGATGAAATTCACGAATATTATATGAAAATGGAAGACATTATCCAAGAGGTTATTAGTGAGGAGAGTAGTGAACTTAAAAAACAACTAGACCAACATAAAGAACAACTAGATCAACATAAAGAACAACTAGACCAACATAAAGAACAAACAGAGCGAGAAAAAGAACTGTTAGTAGAAAAAACTTTAATTGAACAGTTTCCATTGAATACCCAATGCATTTATTATGGCAAAATTGACAACAAAAGTTTGGGAAAAGCCCCACGAATTCATAACGAAACCTTAATTAAATTTGGACAAAGCAATAACCTAGCGGAACGCGTGAAATGTCACAAAAAAAATTTTATAAATTTTCGACTAACAGGCGCGTTCAAAGTAAAAAATAAGATTGAGATTGAAAATGCTATTAAAAAACATCCGCTACTAAAAAAACAAATGCGCATTTTAACTGTCGAAAATCCAGATTACAAAGAGGAAAATTACAGAGAAATATTGGCACTCGATGATTGCCAATTTACATTAGACAAAATTGACGGATATATTCGTGATATTATTAAACAAAATGAATATAATATTGAAAATTATAATTTGTTAGTTCAAAAAAACAATCAACTAGAAGACAACATCCGCAATTTAGAGGCACAAAATAAGGAAAAAGATCTCCAAATAAATAAGCTAACTTTGGAGCTACAAAATTTCAAACCTGATGCAACCCAACAAAAGATAGCGAGCCAATATGCCATTTGCAAATATGGATATTTCTTATGCGCATTCGAAGCGGAACCGATGCGCTATAAATGTTCTATTGTTAGGCAAAAAGATTATGATTATTTACATAATAATTTAAAGGATTTGCATTCATCAGGCGAAATGCGCTACCAGGTAAAGGCAATGTATCCTTTTTCCGAAAAAATAATGATTTTTTTATTAAAACAATCATTTACGACCGTCGGAACTAACATATTTGAAGGTAGTTATGAAAATATAAAGAAAATATTAGATATTACCGTTACACTAGAAAATTTATTAATTGAAAAGGGCGACCATTTAGATGAATTAATGGAAATATTAGAACATAAATTTAATGACAAATACAATGAGGTGTCACTAACTGATGAATTAAAACAAAAAGATTATGAGGAACCGCATGTAAAAAAATCAAAAAGAGCAATTGACCAAATAAATAAAGATACTGGCGAAATCATTAAATCTTATGAAAGCATAGAATCCGCTGGTAGATCACTGGGTCTTACAACTGGAACGGCAATTGGTATTGCTCTTAGAGAAAAACGAATTTGCAAGGGGTTTTTATGGCGATATTCTGGTATTTCAAAGGAAGACCAATACGCAGAGCAACCTGTAATTAAAGTGTGTTGCGACACAGGAGAAAAATGTTTTTTCAAAACCATCGCCAATTCGGCAAAAGATGCTAATATTAGCCCCACAGCGATGCGCCAGCGAATTTTAACCAAAGTGCATACAAATGGATATCATTGGATTTTTGACAAATCAGCGTCTCATTATGCAAACAATACGCATTGAATTATTTTTACATATGTAAATCTAAAAATAATTTATTACATTCTCATTCTGCGAGACATTTTTTTTCCACCATAATTCATTCCCATCATTTTACTCATATTCATACTAGGCATATTCATACTACCCATACTAGGCATATTCATTCCACCGTTCATTCCCATTCCCATAGATCTTCCCATTCCCATAGACCTTCCCATTCCCATAGATCTTCCCATTCCCATTGCCTTGTTCATACCCATACCCATAGATCGTCCCATTCCCTTACGCATTGTTCTGCCTCTTTTATGAGACTTTCTCTTATGCATTGTTCTTTTTTTGTGCATATAATATATTATAAGAAAAAAAATTATTGCTAAATAAATTCATATTTATAAGTTTTATAAATATGCTAAATAATTTCATATTATAAAACTTATAAATTTTTATATTAAACATTTAAAAATAATTTATAAAATAACTTATGGGAAATATGCAATCTATGAGAAAAATAAATTTTGAGGATATGCAAACCGTTATAAAAAACCCTGAAATTTATTTAATAATCAATACGTTACCAATTACCGAGCAACATTGTTTGATTAGCAATACCATTGGTGTAGAACAGGAGGAAGCACTAATAAACAAATATATGAAAGAAAACAAAAGCATACGTATTATCATTTATGGAAAGCATTGCAATGACGAAAATGTCAACAAAAAATATCAACAATTGCAAACCATTGGATTTCAAAATATATTTGCCTATCAGGGAGGACTATTTGAGTGGCTTATGTTGCAGGATATTTATGGCAAAGAGTTGTTTCCTACTAACAAAATAGAGGCAGATTTGCTAAAGTATAAGCCATCGCCAATTCTTAATATTTCCCTAATTGAATACTAATTTGTGTTTATGTGTTGATAATTATATATTATAAATATCGTTCATATTAAACTTCTTTATAGGTAGTTGTTCAAACAAAATAGACAAATTCATTTCATCTAATATATGCTGTTTTAAATCAATTAATTTTTGATAAATAATATTAAACAAACCAGTTCCATTAAATAATTTTAAAATCTTTTTTTTACCTTCATTTGTTTTATCTTGCATCATTTCAATAACATTAATATTATCCATTGTTTTAAAATAGGTTACTAAATAACTGATTTTCTCTTCATCAAAGTCTTGACAAAATCCTTTATAACTCCAATATTCTGGGTCAGTTAAATTAATATAATCATCTCGTATTTGAAAGAACAACGAAAAGCGTATCAATATATTTTTAAGTTTTTCAAAGTTTTTTTTCATGATAACATTACTAGATTTATCCATTAATAGCTCTAAATTCATAATAAACGCATAACCTGTTTTATATATCATCATTTTTTCATATTCTTCTAATGTTGGTACTGTTTTTGTTTGTGTATAATAAATATCCATACCCTGGCCCTCATGAATAAAAAATAAGTATTCAATGATTTTTTTAGTTGTTATTTGACTAAAATGTTTAGCGATTTCATCGAGTGACTTGAACATAGAGTAATATCCCGCATTTAATGATAAAGGTACTCCATATTTAATATGAGCACAAGGTTCATTTCGTCTTATAAAACTATTATCTTCTATGTCATCGATAACTAATGATGCATTATGAACATCATTTGTAATTCTATTTATTAGTTCTATATTGTCGTTACTAATTCCCAGTAATTTGCCGAATATATCACACAAAATTTTACGTATATTTTTTCCTTTTTGTTTTTTATAATATGTAACAGGTTCCAATAAAAGTTCCTCCATAAATAAAATATAATAACTATTATTTAATATATTATTTATATTATTACATAAATTACAAAAATACCATTAACTTACCTTACCTTATCAAAATCTAATACTAATGCCAAATTCGCTAGTTCATCTGCTCTAGTATTTTTGTCTCTATATACGTGTATAAATTCAATGTATTGGAATTGATTTGTTAGTATAACAATCTTGTTATAGAGTTCTATCAGCCCTTTATTTTTTACCTTGTATATTTTATTTATTTGTTGAATAACCAGTAAACTGTCCCCAAATACTAACAAATGTTTAATGCCATATTCAAGTGCGTGTTCTAACCCAAAAATGAGTGCTTCATATTCTGCCTGATTGTTAGTTTTATTGGAGCCAATATATTTTGATCCACCCCACATTTCATCACTCTTTTCATACAACACCGCGCCGATACCTGCCGGGCCCGGATTACCCTTACTGCAACCATCAAAATGTAGCGAATGGTTACATAGAGGATATATTTTGCTGGCATTTTTTGGTTTAACACTGGCTTTCACAGATAAAATTAAATTATTATCATCACCGTCATTGTCGTCACTGTTATATTTTTTTTTATTATCGTTATTGTTCATTGTTTTGTTAGTTAATCTAAATATAGTTCTTTAAATAGGTTTCAATTTTATATTTTTATGTTTTTATTTATAAATGATGCAATTAATTTCTTTTTTTAATTTTAAATGTTTAGCCATATTTTTAATGTTTTGTTTTGCAAAAGGCGAAACCGAGTGTCCTAACATTGTTACCCCCGCTTTAGACCGCCGTGTTAATAAAACTATGTTACGATTTGTTCAATACAATGCAGAGTGGCTATTTATTGATTATTATTCAGCAATGGATTGTCCAGGTAATGGTTGCACTTGGAAAACTGTGACAGATGCCGACACTCATTTAACATATGTTGCTAATGTAATAAAAAAATTAAATCCAGATATTATTAATATTTGTGAGATAGAAGGATGTGATGAACTAATAATGTTGCAATCGCAGTTAGACAGCTCATATGTGCCTTATTTAAAAAAAGGGACTGACACTGCGACGGGTCAAAATGTCGGACTTTTGACACGGATTGATCCCATAATAAATCTATATCGCAGTGAGGAAAAAGTTGTGTACCCTCTACCTGGTACCAATTGCGGTTACACGAGTGTAACAGGTAGCACTGGTGTATCAAAACATTATATAACTGAATTTCGGTTTAATAATTTATTAGTTGCGCTGATTGGTGCACATTTGTTAGCCATACCCACTGATCCGGCAAGGTGCGTCCAACGAGAGGCACAGGCGCAGGTCTTACAAAATGTAATATACAATTATATTTTTAAAGGATATGAAATAGTGATGGTCGGCGATTTCAATGATTATGATGGTGACGACGATGTTTTAGATGTAAACAGTAATAAACCGATTTCAAGAGTGTTAGGAATATTAAAAGGGGAGGAAGGGACAAAAAAAGACACATATAATTTAACCAATGTGGCTTACCGAATGAAACAAGAAGAACGGTTTTCGGATTGGTGGGATTCGGATAACAATTGTATTACCAGTTCTAAAAAAGACTATTCAATGATAGACCATATTTTGGTAACACAAAAAATAGATGCGAATATAAAAAATGCATTTATTTTTCACGGATACGATGAATATTGTGGCAAATGGAATTCGGATCATTATCCGGTGGTTATAGATTTTTTATCACCTTTCTAAAAGGTGGTCCTAAACCCAAAAGCCCACATTTCATTATAAAAAGTCCACATTTAATTATAAAAAGTCCACATTTAATTATAAAACTACACATTTCATTATAAAAAGTCAACATTTCATTATAAAAAGCCCACATTTACAAACAACAAGCCCAATATTTGGCTCCACCTTTCTTAAAGGTGGAATTAGATATAATCGCAAACGACTGCCACAAATTCACCGGTACTGTTTCTTATAATTTGAAACGGTTTGCCACAACCCATAATCATATCTTTAATAACATAATAGTCACATAGTTCTTTTGAAGCGTGAGGATCAATTTGTTGGCCATTTGTTTTCAATATTCCGTGACGAAAAATGCAACAATTAAGTTTTTCAATTAAAACGGGAACAGAGCAATGTGGGCAAATGACAATTATATCTTTTTCTAAGTCGGCAATAGGTATTAGTTCTGGATCAGTCGACATAAAAAAAAATGTATAAATATCTTTAAATATTATTTAAAAAAATTGATTTGTTATTAGAGAAAAATAATTATGGTAAATATAATATATTATTACAAATGAATTTGCAGGTATTATCCGAAAAATCACAAAAGTTATTTAATGATTTTAATATAGAATATAAACTAAAAATGCACTTAGTAATGAATGAATTATTGATTAAAAATAAAGAACGAATAGACAGAAATAAATATTGTTATAATTGTGGTAGTAATGCGGATGAAAAATATTCAAGATATATATTTTGGTGTGAATACAAGTTTTGTAGTGGTAGGTGTCATTATGATGTCGCATACGACATGCGTAAAGGTTGTAGATTGTAAAGGCATTTAGAAACGTAATGTGTATTCTAAATTAGAACAGTTGTAAATTTCTTTAAGTTCAAAAATAATATATATTAAATCCCCACAAAATCTTTAATATTTTGCACCCACAGATCTAAAATTTTTTTATTTTGATAAATATCTATATTGCCATCTAAGACAAGCAGATTTTTAGTAATACCCTTTTTCGGGTCTAAGAATGTCTCGTGGTAGTGATGGCAATTTTCCAAGTAGTTCAAAGGAATCGCCTCTTCTCCTTCTCTTTTTCTTACATTAATACGGTCATAACATTTTTGCGGTTCAGCCTTTACATATACAGTGTAGTGAATAGGGAAATCTTTTGCAAATTCGTCAAACCATTCTAGATAAATCTGAAAACACACATCCTCAATATCTTTTTGGTCATATAACATTTGAGCAAATACATATTTATCGGTAAATAAACTGCGCTCAGTAATAATTATAAATTTCTCGTCAGGTTTTGTAGCAACGTATGCAATTGTGCTTCGCAAAATTTGGAGTCGTGATATATAAGCCATCATCTGAAAAGGGAAAGCATATTTTTTTGGATCCGCGTAAAATTTCTGTAGCATAGTGACGTCATTACTATCCTTAACAGTTGCCCATTTATCTACCGGTTCTTGTAAAAAGATAATATTCGGATTTGTTTTACATTCAGTGTCTATATATCTTAACAATGTAGATTTACCCGCACCAATATTGCCCTCAATAGAGAGGATTACAAAATTATTCACTGGTTGTTGTATTTGTGTTTCGGACATTATATTACTATTCATTGTGCATATATTTTTAACCCGTTTTTATTTTTTATTTTAAATAAAATTGATTTATTAAAACAGCTTAAAGAGAAAAGCACAATTTACTAGTATAATCACCAACAATGGATCTAAAACAAAGAAAGCTATCAAAATCAGAATGGGAGTCCATCGAGATCCCTGTTTCCAAACCAGAACAAAATATATTATCACTAATAACCCAGGGATTTTCTAATGTGCAAATTCGAGTGAACAATACAAATTCTATCTTTACCTTTTTAAAGATAGAATTCAATTCTCAGATAGAAGAATTTCTTTATGCCAAATATTTTGCTGACAAAATTCAAGAACTGGTAAGTACATATAAGATTTTATTTATTCAATTTAAAGCAAATCCTAACTTAAAGAAAGGTAAATGTGACGAAACGGCAAAATCGTCTGATAATATATGCTACATCAATGTCTCATCTATTGTGCGACTAAAAAGCGGTGATCAAATTCGGTTATCACGTTTAGACGGCGACAGTTTAACATCTAGCGACCTTTACGAATTTGTATTGTATCACAATTTGGAGCAAATGCTTGTAAATAAAAATAAGGGCAATAAACAGTGGATGCTGTTTTATTACACACTCAACCAATTATTGCAAAACAATGTAGAAAAAGTGAACCGTTTTATGAAAGAAATTTGCAAGAGTTTTATTGATAATTTTGAGGCAGATTTGGATCTACTATTTATTCTTAAAAATTCCGTGGAATACATTGAAAAAAATGATAAACTATTGAAATATAGTGATATGACTTTGTATGAGCACCAGAAAGAAATCTATACAGCAGTAAGGTCCAATGGCCCCAAACTGATTTTGTATATTGCGCCAACTGGCACAGGAAAAACACTAACACCTTTGGGTCTTTCTGAAAAATACAAGGTAATATTCGTGTGCGCTGCCAGACACGTTGGTTTAGCCTTGGCACGTTCAGCTATTTCTATTAATAAAAAAATAGCGTTTGCATTTGGTTGTTCGTCAGCTGAAGATGTGCGCCTACATTACTTTTCAGCAAAGGATTATACAAAGGATAAACGCAGTGGTCAAATTAGAAAAGTAGACAATACGGTAGGAGAAAAAGTCGAGATAATGATTTGCGATATTCGGTCATATATTGCTGCAATGTACTATATGCTGGCATTTAATAGCGCAAAAAATATTATTACATATTGGGATGAGCCAACCATTACAATGGATTATATGGAACACGATTTGCATAAAATTATAAAAAAAAATTGGAAAGAAAATATCATCCCCAATGTAGTATTATCATCAGCGACATTACCAAAAATGCACGAGCTTACATCAACAATTACTGACTTTCAAGAAAAGTTCACAAATTCAAATGTACATAATATTGTTAGCCACGATTGTCGCAAAACCATTCCACTAATTAATAATAATGGTTATGTAGTGATGCCTCACTGTTTATACGATGAATATAGCAAGATTTTACAGGTGGTTGAACATTGCGAAGAAAATTTAACATTATTAAGATATTTTGATTTGAAAGAGGCATCGGAATTTATTTGCTACGTAGAAACAAATAATTTTAATCGAGCATCTGCTAAATTTGAAAGAAATTTTGGTTCTATTAATGATATTACAATGAAGAATATAAAAATATATTATTTGAAAGTGTTAAAAAATTTAGTACCATCAGGTTGGAACCAAATATATAATCATTTTATCGCAAATAAAACAAAAAGAATCCCTGATAATAATAAAATAGATGCCAAGGGAAACCCTATAATGAAAACTGTTAGCTTAGATATGTCTAGCGTATCTAATGCAATGGCTGGCTCAGAAATTAGTCGTAGTAAAAGCGTTTATATAGAAAATAAAAATCTTGGAACAACGCAAGGAATAACAACGCAAGGAATAACAACGCAAGGCCTTTCAGGACTCTATGTCACTACTAAAGACGCATATACTTTAACAGATGGACCTACAATATTTCTAGCGAATGATTTGCAGAAAATCGCCAAATTTTGTATACAGCAAGCGAATATTCCTGCATCGGTTATGAAGGATATTATGGATAAAATAGAATATAATAACCAACTGAATAAACGAATTGATTTGTTGGAAAATGAATTGGAGCTAGAAGAGGAGAAAATAATGGCGAAAATGAGCGGAAGCAATGCGGATAATTCAAAAGAAGCCAAAGGCTTAAAAAGCAAAAAGGACGGTAAAAGTAAATCCAAAATTGCCAATAATTTAATAAACAAAACTGAGGATAAAAGTATTGTAAAAAAGAGAGAAGAAATAGAAATGTTGAAAAGTATGGTGAAATTTACAGCATTAGATGATTTATTTATTCCTAATAAATTAACACATTTGAATAAATGGATACAACATTTTGAGACAAAAAATGCGTTTACCAGTCATATCGATGAAGAATATATTATTAAAATTATGCTTTTAAAGGATGTTGATGACAGCTGGAAAATATTGTTATTATTAGGTATTGGTTTATTTACCGAGCATAAAAGTAGCGCTTACACTGAAATTATGAAAAAGTTGGCCGATCAGCAAAAATTATATTTGATTATTGCTGATAGTGATTATATTTATGGAACTAATTATCAGTTCTGCCACGGATATATAAGTAAAGATTTGGTTTTAAGTCAGGAAAAAATTGTTCAAGCTTTGGGACGTATTGGACGCAATAATATACAACAAGAATATAGTGCACGATTTCGCGACGATAATCAAATTACTACGCTATTTACTAAGTTTGCGTCTGAAGATAAACCAGAAGTAATTAATATGAATCAGCTATTTAATTCTAGAAATATTAAATGGGATGGAACTGCATATATAGAATTACCCGAAACATTGGATAAAGAGGAAGAGGAAGAGGAAATCGACCATTTGGCTGACTCTGACTCTGATGATAACGATGACGATGACATTGCTATTGAGCAGACCAGTGCAGAAATAAACTAATAAACTAATAAACTGTTTTCATTTTTTCAATTAATTCGTCTAACCCATTATCAAAATCTTTTTTAATTTCCCAACCCAAATCTTTTACCTTTTGATTGCTAATATAATATCGTTTGTCATTAAATGGACGGTCCTCAATATAACTAATCCATTTATCATATTCGGTGGTTTTCATTATTTTTTCTATTAGTATGTGTGCCACTTGTGTAACAGTATATTCGTGATGGTCATCGCTGCCTATATTATAAATTTCACCAATGTCCCCGTTTTCTAATACCATTTGCAATGCCGAACACACATCGTCGACGTGTAACAGTGCACGAATATTGGTCCCATCTCCCTGAATAGTTACGGGAGTTTTTTTTAACAATTGTTGAATGAATCGTGGAACCAATTTTTCTGGATATTGATTTGGCCCATATACATTATTACCTCTAGTGATGATAATTGGCATTTTAAAAGAATGATAATATGATTTGGCGATTAATTCGGCGGCTGCCTTTGTGGCTGCATAAGGATTTGTGGGACAAAGTACCGAACCTTCGTGTTTTTTTTCCTCATTTTCTATAATCATTGACTCACCATATACTTCATCTGTTGAAATATGTATAAAACGTGTAATTTTACCATATTTACGACAGGCTTCTAGCAACGTGTGTGTACCAACTACATTGTCTGATGTATATTGAATTGCATCGTTAAATGAATTTTGCACATGAGATTGTGCTGCAAAATGAATAACAGTGTCAATCTGATAAATATCTAAAATATTTGCTACTAAATCATAGGAACATAGGTTTCCCTTTATTAAATGATATCGTGATGATTGTCTGATTTCCTCATTTATATTTTTTTCCGATGCACAATAGTACATGGCATCAATGTTTACAATTTCTACATTTGGATTTTCCTTGTAATAATGATTTACAAAATTGGAACCAATAAATCCACAACATCCTGTTACTAACAATTTCATAAATAAATTAAATATATAATTTATTTATTCGAAACGAATGTTCTAATTACTAATTACTAATTACTAATTTCTAATTTCTAATTATGTTCTATTATCTTCTGATAACATTTTTTCTTGCTCCAATTCTAAAGATTTATCCAATTCTAAACTTTGCTCCAAGTTTTGTTTATCCAAACCATACGTAAATTCATCATTTAGTTCTGATTCTCTTATTTTCATTTTTTCATTTTTTATTTTATATAAAACATCTTTAATAGCGTCCTTTATTTGGCTTACATTATCACCTTTAATTGCGGATGTATCTAAATAATTATTTGATCGTTTGGACGCTAATATTTGATTTTGCTCTTCTATTGAGAAATTTGACCATTGAAAATCTGGATCCACAATTTCTTTATACATTTCCAAAATTTCATTATGATTTATAACTCCATGGTTTGTCAAATTTACAGTTCCAGTTTTATAATTCAAAGCATAATTAATCATAACTGGCAATAATTCGTCTAAAACAGTCATAGAATTGGGAACGGAACAAATCTTTTTATAATTGGTTATTTTGGTAATAAAATTACGTGGATTTATTTCACCAGTAATTGGCATACGAATGCGAATATTTAATGCGGTATCGTCGTAAAGCTCATGCATTATTCGGTCTGTATATCCTTTAACAACTGAATAAGATGATCCAAAAAAGTTCGGTTTATCGTTTTCCTTAAATCCCTTATTTGAATTATTTATAGGATGTAAATCATCATACTCAAAAATACAACCTGTTCCCAAATAAGTAAAATGACGATACAGATTTTTACAAACCGACGCTAACACAATTGGGGCATACAAATTATCCTGAATGTTTTCCACTAATTTACCCGACTTTTCTAAATAATCTATTGTTGAAATTTCTTCGCCATTGTAGATGCCGTGTGTGCGACCTATGCAACTAATTATGTGAGTAGCTTTGTGCATTAAAATTTCCCTTTCTACATCATTATAGTTATCTGCTCTACTCACGGCCTTAATCACCGTGTGGTCCATTGAAACTAACAAATTATATACTTTGGTACCAATCCAACCATTTGCACCATATAATAAGACGATTGGCTTATTATTACAATATGAAAAAAAATTTCCCATTTTATTATTAATGTAATATTTCTTTAAATTAAAAGTTTTTGTATATATTTTAGTGTTTCTTATGTTTGCGCATTTTGTTAGTTTTTTTGTGTTTTCTATGTTTTTTGGTTTTTTTGGGGTTTTTATGATTCTTGGTTGTGCGTGATTTTCGTTTATGAGATTTGCCACCTACTTTTTTTGCCGGAGCAATAGGTATCTCGTTCGCTCTTGCTGATGCGACTACTGCTAGATTCGTTTTCTCCAGCGGTGTACCACGAGTATATACATTATGACCGCTTTGATCTTCGTCTACTATTGCTACTGGATGTCCTACCGTAGCTGTAGCCATTGGTTCAGTAAGTGTAGCTCTTGTCTCACCTAGAGTGTGTAACATTGGACCATATTTTATACCATTATTAGTATTGTCTGTAAAGCCAAGGTTGAGAATTTTAGGTTTTTTTTTATCGAAAATTTTTGCAATATTTCTATCTTCTATTTCTTTTTTGGTATTTGCATTCATTTCGTCTACCAATTTTTCATTGGTAGCAAACTCGGGTCTATAACGGAAATTAGATGATGAACTTTCTGCTATTTCTGTAGCCTTTTTTCAGCAGCCTTTTTTTGTTTTTTTAATTGTTCTAAATCCTGTGATTTTTGCATATACGGTTCTGCAATTTCGCTAGCGGATTTTTCAGCAGCTGCAGATATGTCCCCGAGTGATCTTTTGCCTAACATAATAAAATATATTAATATTTTATTTTTACAATAATTATATGCAACGCACCTAAATAAACTAACAAAATTATTTGTAGTTCAGTTTTCTATATTTATTAGTTTTTCCCCGACGTTTGTTAGTTTTTTTGTGTTTTCTATGTTTTTTGGTTTTTTTATTTCCTCCTTTTTTTCCTCTTAAAAAAGATGGTATTACACAATCCCACGATGACTGTTCAATTGCTTGCACTTGTGGTGGAGGTGGTGGAGGTTTATAATTTCTTTTTAATATTGCAAATGCCAATAAATATAGACCATTTAAAATTCCTTGTTTATTAGCTTCACCAAATAATTTTATAATTATCGACGCTATATCGTCAGTTAAAAATTTTATATTGAGGACCTTGTATTCCCTTTTTAGGTGTTCATCAAACCGTTTAGGTGTTTTGATAAGTTCTAGTGAATGAATATATCCTAAATACTGAGATATGATTTGTATTTTTTGATCATTATTTAAATTATTGTTTATTAAATATCCTATAAATTCAGATTTACGCGGATTACTTATATATTCGGAATGTGAAAAATGCCAACTAAGCGGTGCTGTTCCATCAGGTATAGTATCTGTAGGATGTACAAATTGGTTATGCGTATTACTAACTTCTTTATATATAGGTTCTTCTTTTTTTTCATATGGTTTAAGCATATAACTAGGGTTTGATACAGTGCTATAAAATTGACCAAAATCAATTAATGAACTATTCATATCTTTTAATTCAATGAATGGATTTTGGAATGGTAATTTACCAAGTGTTAAAAAAGTCCATACTTCCGTTATATCAGCACCATATTGCATTTTTTTAGCCTCTGGAATAGGATAATCTTTTCTATAAATTAAATTATTATTACTATGTAAATCTAAATGTATTAAATTAGTATAAGCAAATAAGCTAATTATTTGAGCAATTGAAGACGCATATGCCATAAAAAGTTTATATATTTCGGGACTTGCTGTTGTTAACATACGATTATTTTGTACTGTTTTCAAATAACTATCGTATGTATTTGATTCAGCCACTTCAGACATCAATATATATCCTATTGTTATGCTTTGAAAATCCCTTAAAATACTGTTAATATTGTTTTGTATTGAGTTTAGTGGGTAGATTTCTGCTGCCCGTTTTTTTCCTTGTTTTTGCATTTCTAAAACAGAACAAAGTAATGGTTGCCCTCCTATTTTACTATTTATTAAATCCCAAATACTATTTGATGATTTTTGATTTAATTTAGCATTTTGTGATCCAATACCCGGACAAATCGGTATATATGATGTTTCTAAAGAATCTTTCCAAACTTGTTGTTGGACTAGGGCCTCAATTTCAAAAGCTTCACCAGTGACAGTAGCCTTTTCATTTTCTATTATTTTTTGTCCATCATCAAAACTAAAAAAAAATGTATTTTGACTATCATCGATCAATGATATTTTTAAAACATAATTGGTTACTGGTATACCTTGTGTTTTAATGGGTTTTTTTTCATTTATGAAAGGACCTTTGCAAAAGGGAATATAAAATCTGCTATATTCTGGTTTTACTGTTATTCGATAAACAAATGAAAACAAAGATGTATAACTGAGTAGTTCTATAGTTGTTCCTTGAGCCTCACACATATTTTTTAATGCATTTTCTTGTGTGTCATTTAAACTATTTGTAATCGTTCTAAAAATTGCACCACCTTTCATTATATACTAACAACAAAATATTTTTGTAAAAAGCTTTTACACCTTTGGACATTTAAAACGCCGATTATTTATTATCTCCAATTATTCAAAACTGTATCCAAATCATCATCGTCGCCTAAATTTTCAATTAAATACATTGGACTATATATTTTCTTTGCATTCTGTTCTCTTACCTTTTCCCATAACCATTTTCTTAATTGTTTTTTAAATTTTAAAGAATAATACAAATAACGAAAATTATTTAATGTTT